ACACGATGAAAAAAAATATATTAATCTACTTCGCAACATACCTTCCATTTAGCTTGGTATTGTTTGCACTTAATTATTCAGTCATTGCAACAATTATGTTTGTCATTGGCATTGTTTCACTATTAGAATTGTATAGTCATGACAGAATATGAAAAATCACAACTTCGTAAATTAGTATATGATAAACTTGATGAACTACAAAAAATGCACGTTGATTATTATAATGATGACGAAGAACATTATTCACCAGCTTTAAGAATAGAATCAAAAATTAGAGAATATCAAACCATATTGGAAAAACTTAAATGAAATTTCAAAACACAATATCAAACGAACTCAAAGATATTTTGAAGTGTTGCACAACTGTTCCTGAACGAATAAAGATTGCAGAGAAACACAACATATCAATCCACACACTTAATAGTGTACTTGAAGGAAAACGAAACATAACATATAACAATCACGATGCAATACTTGAACTACTTTCACAAGCAATAAGCAATGCAAAGTCTTTTCATATGTCATTGATAGATTATTTTCACGAAACAAAATTTATTAAATTTATATAAACATGGCAATTTTAGCAACAACAAACCAAACGAAAAAAAGCATTGAAATCATTCCTGCAGGTTCATATCCAGCAAGATGTTATTCAATGATCCACATTGGAACTATTGAGGAAACCTTCAATGGTGAAACCAAAGAACGAAACAAAGTAAGAATCACTTGGGAACTACCAACTGAAACAATGACATTCAATGAAGAACGTGGTGAACAACCTCGTGTCATTGCAAAGGAGTTTACTCTTTCGCTTCACGAGAAATCAACACTTCGTGCATTCTTGGAATCTTGGCGTGGTAAATCATTCACCGACAAAGAAGCAAGTTCATTTGATGTGACCAACCTTCTTGGCGTTCCTTGTCTTTTGTCAATCACGCACAAAACATCAGGCAATGGCAAAACCTATGCAAATATTGCCAGTGTGTCAATGCTACCAAAAGGAATGGATTGTCCTGATCAAATTAATCAGAATCAAGAATTTACCTATGATAATTTTAAGGAAGAATTATTTGATTCCTTTCCTGATTTTATCAAGGAAAAGATTGAACTATCTAAAGAATACAAAAATTATATGGATAATAAATTACAATCATTAAGAGTAACTTTAGATGAAAACCTCCCATTTTAACGATATAGCAAACAATGTAATTCAGGGGATGACCGATCCCCTGATTGCATATGCAGAACTCAAAGAATTGAAACGCGAGATTGACCAAGCAATTAAGGATGTTGAACCTATTGCATTGGAGGAATCAGAGAAGTATGGCAAATCCTTTGAACTGCATGGTATTAAATTTGAACGAAGGAATGGAGCAACACGCTATGACTTTAAGCACATTGAACAATGGCAAATGTTGCACCAAGAACTGAAGAACTTTGAAACCGCATCGAAACAAGCACTTGCAGCAATGAAATACAACGCAAATTATGTTGATGAGAATGGTGAGCAGATTCCAGTTCCAAGATTAACCTATACAAAAGATTCACTAATTACAAAATGAAAAACGTACACCCTTATTTAATACCAGCCTTTGATGTTTATGAGATTAATAAACAACTGGCTGAATATACAACACCTGATGCAATAAAATATCAGGTTGCAAAATACTATGCAAAGAAACCAATCATCAAAGTTTTGTATGGCAACTTAACCGCTACCGATATGAAGGATTTGATTTGTAGTAAAACACGCAAACAAGAAATCATTCGTGGAAGGTATGCAACCATTTATTTTTTGCGTAATATATTAAACTTAAAACTTGCATCGATTGGAAAGTTGATGGGCTTTCGTGACCACTCCACAATTATTAATGCACTTAAAACATATGAAGCATTATGTGAGTATGAAAAACCATCGTTTGAAGATCACATCAATTTGTGTTCAGTTTTTAAAGTACCAAACCGAATCCAGTTTTTAAGATGAACCCATTAATTAAACTATATTTATTGTCACTTGAGATGATTCCTTTGTTGGATGATGTTGAAATACAAGGTGTCAAAGTACAACGTGATATTAAACGTGTGTCACGTACCCTTGAAACATTTGTTGTGGATGCTTGTGATTTACTTGAAAAACAAGATACAAAGAATGAAATCCATGACAAATTGGTGACAAACTTTAGTAAGTTAATGGATAGTTTAACGGAAGAAAATATTGTGAATCTGTGATTTTTCATTTATTGTTTATTTATTTATTCCAACCCACATCATCGTTTGATGGTGTGGCAAGGAGTAATTCATTGGTTGACGCAATCATTTATGTTGAATCACGCAACAATCCAAACGCTTGGAACAAACGTGAAGATGCTTGTGGTGTTTTGCAGATTAGACCAATCATGATAAAAGATGTGAACCGCATTTTAAAACGCAATCAATACACCTTAAATGATAGATGGAGCAAAACAAAATCCATTGAAATATTTTATATTATACAAGAATACTATTCACCCAACGGAACACCTGAACGCATTGCACGTGTTTGGAATGGTGGACCAAACGGATACAAAAAACCACAAACACTTGCCTATTGGCACAAAGTCAAAGAACAATTATGAACTGGAAATACTACATTCTCACACTTGGATTTGCATTGATTGTTGCATCATTAATGATCAACGATTTAACACGCATGAAAAACATTGAACCGCCTATCCTAACCAATACCGATACAATATATTTGCAATTGGATAGCTTACAAAAACAACAAGATACAATCAAACTATATTATGAAAAAGAAATATCTAATTATCATATACTTCCTTCTTCTGAACGCATTCGCTTATTCTCAAACCGCATTAATCGATGAAAAGACTGGTGATACTTTGGTTATTATTACCATTAGTCAAATGGATAATATTTATGTTGAATTGTTGCAAAAAGATTCTCTTGTTGCTCAATCGAAAATAAATGCATTTAAGGAACTTAAATACACCCAGTTAATAGATAGTACACAAACAAACCTTAAACGCACTCAACACGCTTTAAATGACCTTAAACAACGTTATGATGTTGTACTGACCAGCAACCAAAGACAACAACACAAACTTAAACGTTCACGCCAATCACTATTGATTGCACTTGGTGTTATTGCTTTGCAGATTGTTTTAAAATAAATGCGTAAACCTTGCCACTTGACCATGATCTTTGTGTAATAGGAAACCTTCAATCGCTTTTGGTGAATGCTGGAATCCATTCCGATGATGCCATGAATCCGTACCGCTTGGTGAACGTAATGACTCAATTGTGATACCCTGATAATCTTTCGATTGCTTATGGTGAACATGGTGGGTAAAAATGTATCTGTGCTTTGTATTTGCCCAATATTCTTTTGCCTCAACTGCCATGAGCAATGGAAGGTCATTCATCTTTGCACCATCACCATGTGTTGTGCCAATCACGTTCTGACCATACTGAAAATACTTTCGATGTGCAATTGAGCAATCAAAGGTCATGTTCTTGTTATTTCTAAACCACGTTTGAATGACATCCGCTAAAAAGAATCCACTTTGATAGTCATGGTTAGATGGATTGAATGTGAAGTGTACATCAGCCAATGGAAGCAACATTTCAAGAACATCAACATAAACTTGTTTTGCTTTTAAAAAGTTTGAGTAAAACATTCCATCCGTATCTTGATTTGTCCCTGAAGTTGTTTGTCTTTTGGGGGAATCGATGTGAAGTATATCATTGCCACCAATAAAAAGTATTTGGTCTATATTATAACCACGTGATTTGTCAATGATGCCTTGCACACCTTCCTTCACACGTTGCACTGCAATGTTTGTGTTGTAGTCCTCACCAGTTTCAAACGCTTCACAAAGTTTGCCAATGTGAACATCAGCTGGATCAACAACCAATAAATGACCATCTTGAATTTTGGTCCTTGTTAATGGTGGGTAGGTTGGTGCATAATCTTTTAAATCATTGATTAGTTGTTCACGAATTTTATCATAATCAACCGCACCTTCAAAGTCAGGATTCTTAAAAAATAAACTTGTGTCTTTGGTTTTAACCCAACCATGTTTGACATTGTGAGTTGGTACACCAGCCATTTCACAATAGTTGTCAATCTTGGATTTTAATTTTAAGAAGTATTTTTTTGCACTGGCTGGTGATTTACCAGTCAAGTCAGCTATCCTTTTATAATATTGAACACGTTGTTCATTATCAAATTGTGGATACTTGTTAAAAATCTCAATCCATTCATCCGAATAAATTAATTTCATTTTGTACATTATATGATGGACACGCTTTGTTTGAAAACTCATTGTGTCCATGAATATTCACATCAGGATAACAACCTTTTAACTTTTTTACAAGTCTAATAATTGAATCCTTTTGTGCTTTTGTTCTTGTGTCTTTTGGTGTTTTGCCATCTGCTTCAACACCACCAACATATGCAATTCCAATTGAATATTTGTTTTGTCCTTTGGTGTGTGCTCCAATCAATTCAATTGGTCGCCCAGCATTTATGTTGCCTTTTAAATCTATTACATAATGATAACCAATGTCAGACCACCCACGATTTAAATGCCATCTTCGTATTGTATCAACGCTTATGTCATCCCCTTCACGTGTTGCAGTACAATGAATGATTATCTTATGGATTGCCCTCATATTTGTTTTTTAACATCCTTGATCTTTGAAATCATTTGCTTGAATTTATCAATAAACGAATATCCTTTGACCGAAATAAATGATTCATCCATTGACTTAACTTCAATGCTTATCAATGTAAGTGCAGTTATTTTTGTTGCAAGAAACTCAACATCCACAACACTCATTGTTAATTCATTTATGATAAACACATCCGAACCATACACCATCATAATGGTTGTT